AGTCATATTATAAATTGGGATGAGGGTGATGATAGTACAGCAAATCCTGACACAACTGATTATTCTTTTGAAGTAGTACATTTTTCTAATGTTGGTTATCGTGATTCATTAGCAGTAAGTGGTAATGAAGTAGAAGAGTCAATATCAGACTCAAGATACGATTGGTTAAGAATTACTATGGTATCTCACGGACACGATGACAATGACGACGGAATACCAGATAAACATTTTGGTGGTGGTAATGGAGTCGAAAAACAATTAATTAAATTACAATTTAAAATAAATGATGTAGCTGATAACTTTGCACCTAAATCATTTAGAGTAGCTACTCATTATGATGGAGACGCAGGTTATTACACTTATGTTTCCGACGACTATCTATTAGATTATAAAGTTTACATAGATGGTAATTGGGGTAACACCACAGAAGACGATAGAACTTTTAACGGAGCTGCTCGTGGTGACATTACACTACATCCGAAATTAGTTGATGTTGAAGGATATTATAGATATATCGGTGAATCAACAGACGGAACAGATTTTACAAGAAACAAATATGCATATTGGAAAGTATTGTTTGAGTTAGATGAATCAAATACTGATTCTAATGGAAATGCAGTTTTCAATAATTGGTTAAATGTTCGTGACATTTCTGACCAATCAAGTCTAACGGACGAAACAACTACTGACGATGTCATTGGAACTAATAGTAATAGTGAAGGATATTATTACTACACTTACGATGACCAAAGTCAAGGTGGAACATCAGACCAAAAAGTTGGTGCTAATGGATTTGAAGGAGTATCATATTGGGATTGGACACATACAGACGATAAAGGATATTTCAATATATCTTTACCACGAAACAATAGATATCGTGTATCGTTCTGGCCACCAGACGCGGATGATTATGCAGGAGACCACACACCATATACACTTGACAGATATAATATTACAAATGTTGTTGACGCAAGAGCAGCATTTAACTTTCAATCTAATAAGTTTGAAAACTCAGGTGATATTGATATCGCAACACCAAGTGCTTACTTGATTGGTGATGTTGACGGAGATGATGTATTCCAATTAAATGACGCATACTTTATATGGGCATATTCATCAGGAGTATTCGATACAGAATATACTCACGTAAACGGAGAAGATTATCAGTCTTGGGCAAGTATTGATAATTTAAATGGAGATGATGATTCATATACTTATTACGAGACACAAAATGGTGTAGCAAGTTTACAAAAAAGAGAATTTAGTATCTTTGTTGATGATGACTTAGACCAAGAAACAGAAGAACTTACATCAGACGCTGGTGGAGTTGCTTGGTTTAATCCTTTAATGAACGATGTTCAAACAGGATTAGATACATTGTTAATCCAATTAGGAGCAGGTAGTTCTGATTGGACAGACAATACAGAGAGTTCTATGAATGATGTAAATCCAGATTACTTATTTAAAACAGATGACTCTGACAAACAAGTAGATATTCTTGGAACAACAAATGATTCAGACATAGCATATTACTTTACAGGTGATATGAACTTAACAGGTGTTAAAGTGGATGTAAATGGAACAGCAACAACACCATCAATCAACGGAACAACAAGTTATCGTTGGGGTAATGGAGACGCACCAGATGAGTGGGCAAGAACAATAGATAACAATAGAAGTCTTGGTAAACTATCAACAACACCAGATGTTGAATTACTATTACCTGAT